TCTAAAACAATATGAAATAAAAGGATATACTTCTATGTCTTTTTTATTTTTATATCTATTGTTTGATTGTGCCTCTAATCAAATTTTTTCTTTCTTGTTTTGTCGTTGCATAAGTTTTCAACTCATATCATAATAATCCATAGTATAAACAACTCAATTTATTTTTACGTTGTCTATTTCTCACTCTTTCCAGCCTTTTCTCAAAAATTTCTCAAAGGTTTTATAGTTTTTAAATCTTTTCATTTTAATAATAGTTTAAGAATTAAAAGTTTAGTTTTTTATAATATAATTGTATCAATGTTTTGTTCGTTCGTGCAATCATTCTCTATCTGTTAATGTAGTTAATACAAAGAAAGATTTTTGAAAAAGTTTTCAATCAATTAAATATCATCTAACAAAAACATCTTCTCCAAACTCATCTTTGCAACCTGTTTCATAAATTCATTCTTCAACTTCTCTTTCTTGTTTTGTATTTCATTTGAAATATTCTCACTCAAAACTTCAACTATACATTTTATGAATTTTTCTATCTTCAACAACTAAACTTCAATTTCAATAATTTTTTATTTCCCAATCTAATCAAATAATTTTTTTAGGTTTCCATTCGTTCCATTCTCAATTCTTTTTTCTACTTCTATACAATATAGTTTCTCAAAGTGTTCAAGGTGCAACAAGTGTCTGTTTGTGCATTGTTAAAGTTTCAAACATTTTTTTATTTGCTATATTTTCCATTTTAAAAATTTAAGATTTAAAAGTATTAAGAATAAAATCAATTATCTATACAGTCCACAAGTTCGTTTTCTTCTACTCCTGCTCGTTCTAATAATAAGTTATCACTTTTATCTATATACTTTATCAATGTTTGTAGCTCTGCTATTTCTCAATAGCTTATATTCCTTTTCTGTATTTGTTTTCTAATATACTCTAATCTTTTTTTAATTGTGTTTGTCATTTTTAAAGGGTGTTATAATTTAAAAAGTTTATTTGTTTATATATAAACTATATATTTTATAAATAAATATAAAAGAGTATTCCAACTTTTCGCTTGGACTTGTTCAAGTATGGACTTGACACGTTTGATTTTTGTTTGAGTATAAAATCAAAATAAATATTACTGATTTTCTTCTTGTAATTTTTCAAGCAAGTTTTCTGATTCCCTCTTTAAAGAGGTAAAAGAAAATCATCAATATATTTTTTTTCATCAAATTCTAAATGTCAAATTTCCATTTTTATATTATGCTCTTTTATTCAAAACCAATATCCATTTTTATAAATTTCTATAAGTCTTTTTTCTTGTTCACTTGTTGCATTTGTGAATTGTAATATATGCAACAAATCCCTTATTCACTTTTGTTCATTTATAATATTTTTTAATTTTGTATATATATTTTCCATTTTTTCTTTAGTCATTTTTTCTATTTTTAGTATATAAAAAGTTTTTACATCGTAAAAACAAAACTACAAAGCTCAACGCCTGCAAGTTTTATCTTTTGCCTTCCAACTTCTGCAACGTCCACCGTTGCATGTATCGCCTGCTCCTGGACTAATTGCCACAAGTGACGCACCCGTTGCACTATTCAACCACATTTGACACCGCCAAAAGATAAACGTCGCCCATGTGAATCTACGCCGTGCAATAGCTAAATATTAAAGACCCGCCCACGTTGCAAGTAATAAACACCCGCCCGCTTTTGTTTTGTTTTGTTTTGTTGCAACCATTCAAGCGGTCGTTTGCTTTAATTGTGATTACGTTTGATTGTATCGTTTCGACTCGATACGCCCTTTATCATAAGGCACGCATCACATCGCAAAAGTTTTTGCTCGTTTGATTGTGGCTCCATTATAGTTAAAAAATTAAATAAATCAAGTTAAAATTAAAAAAAAGTATCAAAAAAACACCCAAAAACATCAAAAACACCAGTTCAAAACCCGTAAAACAAAAATCAAAAAAAGTATCAAAAAACATCAAAAAACACCAAAAAAAACAAAAAAAACAAAAAAAAACAAAAAAAAACAGAACAAAAAAAAACAAAAAACATACAAAAAATAAAAAAAATACGTTTTGCATCGCAAAACAAAAACAAACAACGCCCGAGCTCCACGACTCAAACCATCATATAATAACACAAAAAACAAAAAAAACCAAAATCCTTGTCTTCTCCAGTCCTCGCATCCTTTTGGGTTGTGTTGTAACTCCTCCTTTATGCTTGTTGGGTTGTGTTGTATAGTATAACACGTACACAACGCAAACCAAAACCACAAGTTACTTTGCACAAGAATCATTGTGCAAAGTAACTCAAAACATAGTCCAGAACTGACAACTCAAAAAAATAAAAAAAGCTATAAAAAAACAAATAAAAAAAGGCAAATATAATAAAGACATTAGTTCAGAACTGAGGGCAAGGCTGATTTGAGTTGACCAACACATGGGGGTATTGGGTCGAATACTACCAAGTATCCTACCCAACCCAAAACCACTAAGTAATTGAGTAAGACCATAGTTCAGAAGGGCATACTGACTGTGTTAAGATGGTGTTGTTGTTAAAATTTGTGTTCCAACCCAAAACCACTACCTGTCTTTCAAAAAATACAAAAAACCATTACTTATTGTATCATAACAAGTTCTTTCTCCCAGTGATAGAAGTTTTTATTATAGTAAAGAAAGTTGTTGCAGGAAACAAAGATAGTGGGTGGGTAGGGCTGTTTGAGAGTTTAGTTGTAGAAGAGAGAACAAAGATATCTGAAAATTTTTTCCAAAAAGACAAAACTCATGTTGAAATTTGGGTAGAAAGCAGTAAAATAAAATTGATTTATGTGAGGATATTGTATCAGAACAAGTTCTTTCTTCCAGTGATAGAAGTTTTTATTTTTTGATAAATATATAGATGTTTTATAGAAAGAAATCAGATTTATTAAGGGGGTTAGGTTATGGTTGAAAGTCGTATAATGTGTTTGATAGGTTGTTGGAGAGAGGGGATGTGTTGGAGGTGGATGTGAATTGAGTGAAGCATTATTTATTAAGGTCAGATTTATTGAGTTTATTTGATGAATACATTATGCAGAAAATAAGAACAAACCTACCCAAGAAGAAAGTAGGGGGTTAAAAAAGCCTTGATGGTAGGTATGGGTGTCTTGTGTGAAGTTTTTAGAGGCACAGAAAGTTCATAGTGGTAGTTAGTATAGCCAAGCAACAGAAAACAGTCTCATTTACACCACAATAATTAAAAGAGTAAAGTGAAACAGGATAATGTAAAAGGATATGTAAAAGGATAGTAAAAAATGTGTAATAAAAAGTATATGAGTTATGTATGAGTTATGTATGACTCATATATGACTCATTAAAAAAACAAATAAAAAGCAAATAAAAAGCAAATATCAAAAAAAACAGGAAAAGTCATCCGACTATAATTCCTGTTTTTTTACAACTAACATCGAGATTGTATATTGACCAGATATACAACGACCCTATAATAGTCAAAAGTTTTCAAAAAGCAAATGAAAGATTATTTCTCGTTCTCAAATTGAGAGAGTCGCTTCCAGAAATCAAAAAGGTTATAGCATTTAATGGAAGGTACTTCGTCTAGAGTGTGTTCACAGTTTCTTTTAAGGAACATCATAATGAGTTCTTGAGCACTCTTGGCTCTGTAGCTCATGGACTTACCGGACATGTTTCTTTTAGACTTTTCTCTTTCAAGGAACATTACTTTGGTGTTCAGTCTGATGATTAGGTTGATAAGGTCTTCCAGTTTTGATTGTTCGAGTTTCTTTTTATTGATGATAGCCATAAAATGTATTAGAAAATAAATTATTTAATATAATTTGAGCTATTTGGTAATGTTTTGTTAAGGAACTGTTTAAATTTATAGTTTAGTTCGTCATTAGAGCTTAGATAGGATTGACTTTCAATATTTTTTATATCTTTAATGTTATGGTGTCTAACTTTAGAATCAGCTCTACCAAAAACAGAGAAGAAGTTTATGTGTTTGAGTTTGTGTTGGTTTCAGTAAACGCTTCTGATGCTGATAGATTGGTCTCCTATAAGCTGTAGTGTTTGTTTAAGTAGTTTTTTGTTGTAGATGATGGGTGTATGTAGGTTGTAGTTGATGCCATCAGGGAAGAGTTTGAGACAATTAAGTACAGCTCTTTGGTAGTTCTTGTCGTGTATGTTGTTAAGATGTTGTTTTAGTGTTCAGTTGGAGTAGTATGGGATAGTTTTTATGGGTTTAAGTATAAAAAAATCATCATTCATGAGGATGAAGTTGTCACTTATTTGTTTTGAGTCGCAGATGATTCTTAGTTTATTAAGAACGTTCTTGTATGGAGTATCAAGATTATCGTTGACAGGTATATGTATAATGTTTTTGGTTCGGTTTGGGTTGTCTCAGACTATGAAGACATTGTTATGTGATAGGTTAGAAATGCTTCTGAGCGAGTATTTTAGTTCAACTCAGTTATCAAAGGCTCATTTTTCTTTAGAGAAATCTTTGTACACATATACTATGTCCATAGTTTGTTGATAGGTTATAATTAATTGTATGATAGAGTTGTGTATATGAAAGTCAAGTTTATTTTGAAATTAAAATAAAACCAAAACAAAGTATTGCTTTTTATGATAAAAAGGTTATATTGTATATAATTTTAGATATTAATTCATTAATAATGAGTAAAACAACTTACGAGTTTTTAGAGAACAATGCTGGTATGATTAAGACAAAGATTACACAGGAGGTTGATGTAGATTTGAGTAATACACTGAAGAACATTAGACAGACAAGGGCAGAGTACCAGAGAGCGTTGACTAATTTAGTTGATATGGCTAAGGCTATGGAGGCTTATGTTGAGCAGCACAAAGTTCAGAACGAGTTTTTGAAGCAGGTATGAGAGTTTTTGGGGGAGGATTATGTATTGCCTGAGTTGGAGGTTATGTATGATGTTAAATCTATGGAGAAAGACTTAGAGAATTTTATTAGTGATGAGAAGTTGAGAAGAAAAGAGAACCTAGAGGCAAATGTAGGTGAAGGAAAATGAGAATAGATGTATTAGAGTTGACAGAGGGTAAGATAATCTCTGTTTATACAGATAGACCGATAGATTTTGAGCCAGTGTTTTTTACCGATGGTAGAGTTAGACTGATGGTTGACTTGGAAGACTTAGAAGAGGTGTTTGTGGAGACAGATTCAGGGGTGTTGAGATGAAGAGTTTATGATAATTTTGTATGTATTTACTAAAAAAACATGAAAATTCCAAAGAAAATGCATTGTATATGGGTATGACCCAACCCAGCACCAATGAAATGGATACAGAGTCGGATAGACAAGCATCCTGATTGGGAGTATTACTTATGGGGGAACGATGATTTGAGTAATTTTGGGTGGATAAATGCTGAGGCTATAAGGTTCTATTATGCACATGGGTTTTATAATGGTGTGGCTGATGTTATGAGGTACGAGATATTGTACAAGATGTGATGAGCTATGCATGGGGCTGATAGTTTGTGCTTAAATCCTATAACAGAATTGTTTGAGGACGGGTACGAGAACTATGTAGTTGACACTTCTCATAAAGAGGGGCATAAGTTGGCTGAGGAGAATAGATATGCAGCAGCACCATTATATGCTTGTGTTCCTGGTAGTCCTTTAGCTAAGGAGTTGATAGATAGAATATATCGTGATAAGGAGTTGAGGCACCCTGTAGATAGTACGGGGAATAGATTGATGCAGAGGGTGTTGTCTACCACCAAACACAAATATAAGAGACGACCGCAACATCTGTTCTTGCCTGAACACTTTAATTGATGGAAGTATACAGGGAAAGATAAGGTGTATGCTAAACACTATTGGGGTTCTACTAGAGGTACATATAATCAATGAGTTTAGAGAGTAATAAAAATATATGACACAAAAACTGTTTGAGCCGACTATAAAACAATATATAGCATTAATGAGATTGGGGGTAATTCCTATGGAGAAGGTAGTTGATGGAAAATGGGTACCTGTTCTAGATGAGGAATGAGACCCAGTATATGATACAACAACAGAGGTGTTGGGGTATGGGGGGGCTGCTGGTTGAGGGAAGTCGGTGTTGATATCCAGATTTTTGAAAGAGTGTGTAGAAAAGTATCCAGGAACTAGATGGTTTTTGGCTAGGAACGAGTTGAAGAGGTTAAAACAATCTACACTTTTAACCTTTTTTGAGACATTGACAGAAAGTTGATATGTAAAAGATGGGAAATGACCTAAATGATATACATATTTCGATATAAAAGGTCTAGTTCAGTTCAATAATGGTAGTGTTGTCCATCTTTTAGAGCTTGGTTATCAGCCAGGAGACCCACATTATGGTAGGATTGGTTCTACCGAATACACAGGTGGTGCTATTGATGAAGCTGCAGAGATTGATTTTGATTGATTTGATGCAATATCTTCTCGTGTTAGATACAAATTAGAGAGCTTTTGCCATAATTGTGCATGAGAAATAGGTCAAAAAGACTTCATTAAACAGATAGAGTTTGAAAATCCTGACTTTGGTAAAGACCCAGAGGTGAAATATACAGAGGATATGAGGATATTTAAGAAGAATATCTACCTATGTCCTCACTGTAAGAAGGAGACAGCAGGGCTGACAGGTAGAGTTGTCTGTTCATTTAACCCTGATAAAGGTCGAGTTTATACAAAATTCTATCGTAAGTTCAAAGAATGAAACTTACCAAGCAATTACGCTTTTATTCCAGCACTACCAGGAGATAATCCTTATCTACCACAGTCATATATACAGAGATTATATTGACTTGGTGAGGTAATGAAGCAGAGGTTGTTGTATGGAAACTTTGATTATGATGACACACCTTGAAAATTGTTCTCTTTTGATAAGCTTTTGGGGTGGTTTGAGAAACCAACGGTTTCTGAAGATGAGAATGCCACCATTTGAGAGGATGGGGAAGGCTATAAATATAGACTAATCATAGACCCAGCAAGAGAATGAAAGGATTTGGCTACCTTCTTTGTTATGAACCACCTCTCTGTAGAAGAGATAGTGGTCTATTGAGAGAGTAGTATCACCGAACTGGAATCAAAAGCAAGAGAACTAGCTCATAAATATTGAATGAATATAGAAAGGGACGTCCTTGTTGATGAAGGTTGAGTGGGATGATGACTAAAAGACGCATTAAATTGTAGATGATTCATAGCACACGCTAGTGCAATCCAACCAAAGCAATGACGTAGTCGTAGAAGGATGAACCAGACAGATGGTGTATCCTACCATAGACTGAGAGACCAATGCTACCATTTATTGAGCCTGAAACAGGACGAGGTAGCAATCTCTTTAAAAAAAGTGTCTATATATAAGAGTCAGTTGACAGTGGAGCAACTAAAAAGAAGGATAATCGATGATATGGATGCGATAGTTCAAGTCGATATAGATAAGGACGCTCCATTTAGGGTGATGCCAAAACAGCAACTCAAAACTAAGTTGGGTAGGAGTCCAGACTTTGGTGACTTGTTGATGATGGCGATGTTCTTCTATATAAGGAAGCCAAAAAGAGCGTTCGTAAGGAAAAGAAAAAAATAGTTTGTATTATTTGTGAAAATGATTATATTATGTATAAGTAATATTTAGTTTTATGAGACAAAATGCAAAAGAAGGTCAAAGATAGTGTATCAAAATCTGATTTGATAAAGTCTGTAGCTTCTAAGAGGGGCTATAGTTTTGTGTCAGGTGGTTCTTCTAAGTTGGGCGATATTTCGTTGAGTTATCATACCATGTTCGACTTACAGAAGATGAACCCACAGGCACAGGCAGCGAAAGACTTGATAGTCAAGATGATAGGTAGACATGGTATAATGTTTTTGAAAGATGGGTTGATGTATGAGGACTTTGAGCGAGAGAAGAGGATATTTGAGATGTTTAAAGACCCACAGACCAGTAGTTGGAAAGCTTTTAAGGACAAATATTATACAAACTATTTTTGTAGCTGAATGGTGACATGATTTTATACTAAAATGGGGGACTGAAATACAAGAATTCAGGTCTTAGATAGTAGGTACATTGAGAAGAAATTCGACTTGTATTGAAATTTAACAGAATTAAAGTATAATAATGAAGAGGTGGATATAAAAAATGTCGTTTCTCAAATCGTAAAGTATGACCCAGACAGACCAGGATATGGTATGTCGATATACAATTCGGTCATTTATGATGCTTTTTCTGATAGAGAAGCTAGTAAAAGGAACTATATGTTCTTTAAGAATGGAGCAATACCAAATATAATATTGACGATGGACGATGATTTGGAGAATGAAGATGAAATCAATGCAGCTATCGACCAATTTGAGTTGAAGTATAGAGGTACAGATAACTCTCATTGAATTATGGCGTTAGGAGGGGTTAAGGAGGTAAGGACTCTTGACGTGTCGAACAGGGATTTAGAGCTGCTTGAGTTGAGGAAGTTTAGTGTAAAGGTGTTTGGAATGTTGTTTGGTTTTGACCCAAGGTTCTTAGCTTTCAGGGATGGAGAGAACGGTTCTCATTCTGAGTATGCTAAGTTAGCTACCCAAAGTGATAAGACAATGCAGAGTTATGCTGATGTGTTAGAGGAGTTTATGATGAAGGTGATAATGGATTTATATCCTGCGTTCCCATATGATGATATTGATTTAATAAATGATACATTCTTGGATGAGGAGACAAAGATAGAGATGTATAAGAACGAGATACAGAATGCTATATCAACTCCTGCAGAGATAGTGAAGAGGTTGTGAAAGCCTACAAGCAACTTATGAGACAATATGCATAAATACTATATGAATATTCAGTATAATTCAATTGACTGACTGATAGAAGAATCAGAATCAAGGACAGCGTTGAATCATGCTAAGTCAGAGGAGGTAAAATCAAAGGAAACAAAATCAAAATAAAAACTTTTATTGTGGAAGCGTAAAACGCAATCATCTTTAGTGGTTGCGATGTAAGCGACAGGACTTTTCATTGTGAGGTCTGTTGATACAAAGAAGATAGAGATGTCAATGCGGCAATCAATATCTTAGCAATGGCTACTGACTAAGTTTTAGAACTATGCAATCAGTAGTAAAGTGTAGGGCAGGTATTGTCCGAACACTATAAACAAAACGCCTGTGGAGATTGGCTCGTTAGAGTGTCTATGAAACAGGAAGCCCAGTCCTCTTTAGGGGGTGGGGTAGTTCACATTATATTCTAACTTCTATGAACAAGACAAATAGAAAGAAGCAGATTAAAGACCAAGTAAATGAGAACTGATTTTATATTAACTTTGTAGCAGACCACTTAACACATAGTGATGCTGTGAAGAAGGTGTCTAGTGTGAAACAAGACAGTATTGTATTTGATTCTAAGGAGGAAATCCCTGAATGAGATAATATTGTTGTTATGTCATGAATACTATCACAAAACTATCCTGTTGGTAAGAAGAGCAGGAATGGGTACAAGATAGTACAGACAGGGGTAGACTATTCTGATTACAAATATAATAATATTGTGTTGTTGCAACATAATGATTCATTTGGTGGTATAGGTAGAGCAAGGATGGTGTACCTAGACAACAAATGAAACTCTAATATTATTATGTATGTAGATTTAAACACGATTTCTGATGAGGCTGTGAGATATCAGATAAAGAACTGATATATGAAGTGAGTTAGTACAGGTCATGCATTGCTCGAATCAATGTTTGAGGATGTAGAGGACGAAGGAAATCTATTAACATTTGAAGATGCAGAAGATAAATATGGATATTATGAAGTTTTGATGTCTTATTTTGGTTCTTCTGACAAACTTATATATACTGTTACAAAGGCTCTTATGATAGAGAACAGTGTGGTGACAATAGGTAGTAATGAGAAAGCTATCTTAACACACGACACGATAGGTAATTTTGCTATCAAAGACTTGATGAATAGTGATAGATTAAAATCTAATTTACTTAATGATAAAGATGATATGAAAAAATCTAATTTAATAAAACTAATTGAGGACAGTGTTTTGACCAAAAAAGAACAACAAAAATTTATTGACATGTTGAATGCTATGGAGGAGGAATCTGAAGAAGTAGCAGAGGTAGAAAAAGAGGTTAATGAAGCAATTGAAGGTGCTGAAGAAGCAGAAGAAAGAGTAGAAGAAAAAGTGGAAGAGGAAATCGAAGGGGAAATCGAAGAGGAAGAAGAAGTTGAGGAAGAAAAGGAGGCTGAAGAAGATGAAAAAGTGGAAGAGGAAAAAGAGGAAGTTGAAGAAGTAGAAGAGAAAGTTGAAGACAGTATGAAAAAAGAGGAAGAGGAGGTTGAGGAAGAGGAAAAAGAAGAGGAAGAGGAGGCTTCTGATGAGGATGAGGAAGAAGAATTGGAGGACAAAGAAGATGAGGAGGTAGTAGACAGCATCAACAATGAGGATGAGTCTAGGGAGGATAAGAAAGAGGTTCCAAGAGATACTTATCCTGAGCCTGAAGAACACATTAAGCTTTCTAACAGTATTGAAAAACATACTGTTGAAATATCAACTCTGAAAAATGAGTTAAAAGCAATGTCAGACAAAGTGTCTGAGATGAGTAAGTTAAACGATGAGTTAACTGAAGTGGTGAAGAGTCTTTCTGAATTGACGTTAAAAAATTCAAAAAATCTATCAAACATCGTCACTCTATGAGTAAATGAGGTACAAAAACCTAAAGTTGATAGTGGACTTAATAGCCTTAAGAAAGTGCTAGAGAGTGCTAGGTAATATTTTATATTGTATTTTTATTGACAAATGGATTTACTAAACCTATTGGCTAACATCAAAAAAGAAATGTGACAAAATGCTGAAGAAGTGGAAAAATCACTAGAAGAAGCAAAAGAGTTACATAACAAAAGACTAACTAATGCGACAGAAAACACTTCAACTGCTGGTTGGGGTAAGGAAATGATTCCTTCTGGTAACTTATTGGCAACAATAATGACTATGCCAGGAAGAAAAGCATCTTTCATTAAAGCATTACCAGGGTTCCATGGATTTAATATGGGTATTTCTGAAAAACTACCTATAAGAGGGGCATTACCAAGAGCGAAAGGAAACGCAGAACGATTGACTGGTGCTGGAGCTATTGGAGAAGGAAGCAAGAGGATGCCTACTGCTGATGTAACAATCACACAAAAACCTCTTATCATTCAAGTAGATGTATCAAAAAGATACTTAAACTACTCAATTGATGATTTTATGTCTTATGTAACAGGAGAAATTGCAGCGTCTGTTGAGGCAGATACAGAATTTGCTATCTTGAATGCTGATGCAACTGATACAAATACAGGGAACATCAACTGTGTGGACGCTAAGCCATCTTCAACTTTTGCTGATGGGGCAGATGATTTAAGTCTTCAATTTGATGACAGTATTAGATTCCACATGTTGGACAACTCTCTTACTGAAACTATTGGTACTTTGGAATGGCACCACTTTATATCAGTTAGACAAAAATTAGGGAAATTCTCTACTAAATTGTCTGACCTGATGTTATTGATGGATTCTATTTCATACCACAAAGCTTTAACTCTACCTGAGTTTAAAAAAGCTAATGAGAATGGAAGAAACTCAACTATCTATTCAGGAGCTGTATCTAATATAGCTGGAGTAGACTTGTTCTTACCAGAATCATTCCCTGCAACAACTGTTGATGGAACTGTTTCTAAAACTGCTTCTAACAACACAAAAGGAGGGTTCATCTATCTTTATAAGCCAGCTGTTCAATATGGATTTGGACAAGATTTGGAAATAGAGGTACACAATATTCCAGGTAAAGGAAAATCTATCATAGGAACATATGAATTTGGATTTGCTATTGTAAACCAAAAAGCTGGAGAAGTAGACCCTTGGATTTATGGTTGAATCGGTGTAAGCCCTTTAACTATTAGTTCAGGTTCTGGTTCTTAATCCAGACAAGGAGGGTGGCACAATTCACCCTCCCTTTAATTTTACTAATATACATACGTAATGAGAGCATATAAATATGTTTGAAAAGAATTTACAGTTGTTCGCTTAAGTGAAAAGAGTTTCATAGGAACTAAGGTAAGTGAATGACAGACAATTCAATCAGACAGAGACCCAAAATACTTTTTAACTGCAGGTTTTGTAGAAGTTGATGTACCAACAGTTAAGGTTCTGGATATAAAAGACAAACAACCAGAATGAAAAAAGGCTCCTGCTAAAGCTAAGAGCAAGGCTAAGCCAAAGAAGAAAGCTAGCTGATTTGAGAAAGTTATGAAAAAGAAATAGTCTTTAGATAATAAACAACAGATAATGTCTTTTGCAACCATAAGTGATGTAGAATACTACCTTAATATCAAGGATGACTCTAGTGCTGAAAGACTATCTTTCTTGTTGAGAAAATCGTGATGAGTGATAGAGAAAGAGATTGGCTCAATTTTAGAGTGAGATAGACAGGAATTAATAGAGCTTCGTCAGGTATTAGGAGGGACTGATATATTTTTACGTAACATAAATGTGACCTCTATTAGTAAGATAAACTGAAAAGAATATGAGGGGGAATATTTAAAGGATTACTTTATCTTAAAGCCTCAAGGTCGTAGGGTAAGGATTCTTGATTTACAGAATTATATTGGAGATTCTTATGGTTCAGGTGTAGTTGCTGTTGATTATGTTTCTTGATACGAGAAAAAGAGTATACCAGAGGACATAAAGTTGGCACAATGCTTGTATGTTGCTTATTATTATATGAGAGACGAAGGTAAGGATGTAGTTAAATACACCCTATGACCAAGGACTGTTCAGTATGGTAACTCGTGAGAGATACTGACTGATATAAAACAAATACTAAACAAATATAAACAGCTTAATTTACTTCCATAGCTCAATAGATGGTAGATGTTAATAAAACATTTTGTGATAAGAAGTGTGATGTATATAGAACAACTGTCGTAGACAAGGATTGAACACAAGTTCCAGAGAGTGTAGCAATATACGAGAATCTGGATTGTGATTATTATATTGCACCAAGATGAAATGTTATCAACTATTTACCAAACGTTGAGGCAAGGAACACAGAAAGAGATAGATTTGATTGTGTTGTTGCTGGGGTAGATTATGATGTAAACAACCCGATAAGAAAGGGGGATACAGTAAGGTTGTATAGTGAGGAAGCAGTTGAGTGAGATTATGTTGTAGACCAGCTATCAGTGATGAGGTTCCCTAATGGGAAGATAGATAATGTTTATTTAAGACTTAATAATGATAGTAAATGAGGTTCACATTAAACCCTAAAGTATTTACTAATAAGGTATTAACATCTTTATCTAAACAACAAAACAAAGCTACTCTGTGATTGGTGGAGGCTGCTAAGGCACTAACACCAGAAGATACTGGACTGATGTTAAATTCATATAGAGCAGAGAGGGCTATGATAGAAGGTTTTGTGTCTACTTCTTGAGTGAGCAACAGTGCAACAGATAAAGGATTCCCTTATCCTGTTGTAGTTGATAGAGGGGTATGAGGTAAGATATACAAGTATCAGAAGCCAAAATGAAACAAACTTCGACATGTTTGAGTGTGAGTTAACACTTTTTCAAGGGCGGTAGATGCTTATAAAACAACATTTTTATCAATTTTGAAAGAATAATGTATGTTAACTTAGATTTAAACTCATTAGTTTTGTTGTTAAGAGACAGGGCTGAACTAGTAAATCTCTTACCTGGTTGACTTACAGCAGAAAAACCTTATTATGAACAACAGACACCATACGCTTATCTGGAATCAATATCATTGCCAGCAAACCCAAATTCAGTGAATGCAAGACATATAATAACATTGACAGTGGTGATGGGTCGTGATGGGACAGACAGAGAGTTTAAAGAGATAATAACAGTGTTTGATAATCTCGTGATGTCTACTGTAGACTGATGCTTACCTATAAAACAGGTATGAGAGGTCAGAATTCTCGGAGTGAGTAAATGACAATCCCACCAAAAATTTAGATACTCAGAGAAGTGAAACTTGAATTTGAGTCAAGATTATTATTTTGATGTAGTAACTGTAAAGTAGTTTTAAATTATTATTTAATATAAATGGCTGATTTTTCATTAAAAAATGTACAACTAACTGCAGCAAAGGTGTATATAGCACCATTTGACCCAGAGAGTACTCTAGCAACAAACATGCCTAAGTTGACAATATCGTCTCCAAACGATAATGTTGACAATGTGATATCGTATATTGAAGCTAACTACTGAAATAGCTTTCAAAGAATGGCAGGTTTCAAGAATGTAGTGATATCTGACATCCTAGAAAACGATGTAGTTAATGAAGTTGATGATTGTGATATAGGTGAATGGAGTAAAACAACAGACCTTATCCCACAATTTACTGGTGATTGGTTGACTACTCTTGACCTAGACGCTATCAAAATCCTTCTTGGATTTAATGTTGTAGCTGTTCCTGGTACAGAAGTAGAAGACTTTGAACAAGTGATTGCTGAAGGATGGGGGTACAATAACATCTATAGACTAGAACACCAAAACCATAATGCTAACGGTGTTATCATTGCTCCTACAACTCTAACTGTAAAAGGAAGTGTTGATGGTGCATTGGTATTGGACACTGACTATAAAGTAGTTGATAATGGATTCGGTGAATTTGGAATCATGTTGTTGGCTGGTGGTGCAATAACAACTCTATCTCAAAACATTGAGCTAGAATACCACTACACACCAATAGCTGCTGAATACACAGGATATCTTACAGGTCAAACAATCCAACCGTTTATGATTGTTAAGATTGTAGGTTGTCCAGATCCTGATAATAATTATGATATCTGGTATATCGTAAAAGCTTCATTATCAGGTTCTCTAGATACAAACTTTGTATCTACAGGAGAAGTTCCACTAAGTTCTATTACTCTAAGAGGAGGAAAAGGTGGATTCAAATTAGTTAAAAAGCAAAGAATCTAATCCTTAGATAAGCTAAGATATAAAAGACCACTCTATACTAGTATGGGGTGGTTTTTTAATTTATAAAAATGTTTGTATTTTGTAAGGATTTGGTTATATTAGATATAAGGTATTTAAATAAAATCTATCAATGTCTAACACTTATGACTTCCCAATAAAAAAGGACTATGAATTGAATGTAAAGATAGAGCTTTCTTTTTGAGAGAAGGTAGATTTTATAGAGAAAAAACTAAAATATAGTCAAGCTAACATACTAGACACTATGAGGGATTTCAATAAGATGAGTACAACTGGTGCAAGTGAGTTGTTTACTGACTTCTTAAAGGAGAATGGTTTTCAGGAATCTGAGATAATTTTGTTAGGGCTACAGAAAGAGACTTTTGAAAAGTTGTTTATAATGTATTTTACTACTCGCTATAGATGAGCAATATCAGAGGAGTCATTGAAGAAGCCAGCAACAGAGACAGAGATACCAAAGGAGGAAAACAGTATGCCTTATCATGCTATGTTGGTGCTGATTGCTGATAAGCTTAAGATAGACCCTTTGACATTCCAAGAGAGATATACATTTGAGCAGATGATATATTTGTCTAAATGAATAGAATATATGTTGAACACAAAGTCAGAGGAAGGTCAGAAGAAGAATAAAGAGAAATATGGTAAGACTGAAGAATATGATAGTATGTTGTTAGAGAGGTTGAAGCTAGTTTAATGGTTTTAGATTATTATTGTTAGGTAATGGCAGAACAGTTATATATAGAGGCTAAGTTGGATGCTAACCAATTATATAAAGATTTAGAGAAGCTTAAAAAGGATGTGGAATCACAGTCTATTAAAGCCAACATTTCTGTATGATGAGTAGCACAACAGGCTGATGAGGTAAGTAATCTAGATAAACAGGTAAAACAAGCTGTTAAGAGTTCTCAAGAGTTGGTTAACAGGAATAATGAATTGACAGAGTCAATTAAAAACCAAATATCTCCAACAAGGGAGGTCTCTAATGCAACAGCCAATATATCAAAACAAACAAAGCACCTATGAACAGACTACCAAGAGGCAGCAAGAGATGTGAGTGAGTTTATTGTTAAACTAAAACAACTAAGACAGGAAGCTAAGTGACTTAGTTGAGAATCTTTGGTATTAAAAGAAAAAGAGATATTGATAACTCAAGACCAACTCAATTGAGCAAGGTCTAGATTAAGGGCATTAACAGAAGAGGTATCAGGAAGAATGTCTTGATTAAAAGGTATGTTTAAGTGATTAGGAAAAAGTGTGCAGACTTGATTGTTTACAACTTTTGGAGCATTCTCTGTGGCTTGATTAACAGCTAAATGAATAAGGGCATTTACAGGGAACCTAAAAGATTCAATAGATGTAGCTATCTCATTTGAGAGTGCGTTTGCTGGTGTAAGAAAGACAGTAGATGCTAGTGAGTATAGCCTACAACAGTTTGATGCACAACTTAAAGAGATGTCTAGAACTATCCCAAGAACCTATGAGGAGCTAGCCAAGATAGCTGAGTTGGGTTGACAGATGGGTATCCCATTAGAACAGCTTGGTAAGTTTACAGAGACATTGGCAGCATTAGAAGTGTCTACTGACTTGAATCTAGAGCAAGCAGCGTTACAGTTCTCAAGGATTGCTAATGTAACTTGAACTGCCTTTACTGATGTAGATAGGTTAGGAAGTGCTGTAGTAGATTTAGGTAATAACTTTGCTGCTACAGAATCTGAAATAACAAACTTTATGCAAAGGATAGCAGGTACAGGTACACTAGTATGATTAACTGCTTGAGATATTGCTGGTATTGGTGCAGCCATGACATCTGTTGGTATAGCAGCAGAAAAAGGTTGAACATCTGTTAACAAAATGTTGATAAGTATTGAGAATGCTGTGAATGAGGGGTGAGATAAGTTGAAGATGTTTGCACAACTTACATGATATACAGCAGATGAGTTTGTGAAGAAATGGAAAGAAAATGCTTGAGCATTATTTGTTGATATAGTTGAATGATTGGCAGATGCTTGAGCTGATGCTACTCATTATCTTAAGGAATTAGCAGGAGGAGGGGTGAGAGTGCAAGAGACTTTCCTTAACATGGCTTCTGCTGGTGACACACTAAGGACTGCTTTAGAGACAGGTAATAGAGCATATACAGAAAATATAGCTTTAATGGAAGAGGCTGCTAAAAGATATGGTACAGTAGAGAGTGAATTACAGATGTTAGATAATGAAATAAGGTTACACAAAGAGAAATTAGGGGAGGAACTTATGCCTGTTCTTATTGGGTGGAAGAGAACAATGATTGAACTACAAGGGGTTCTCACACATTTTGTTGTTTGATTTAAGAAATTTATTGATGGTATAGATATATGAAGGCTTGCAACAATGCTTTGAGCCTTTACTTTTGCTGTTACTCTCTTGAATTGACCTCTTTGAATATTGGCAGGAGCGCTAAGTATTGTGTTGGTTGCGTTCAAGAAGTTTAAGGATGAAGGGTTGGAATGAGTCTCACCTGCTTTGAGTAGAATCCAAACTGGATTAAAAGATATTAATAAACAAATAGCAGAAAATGAAGAAAATATTGATAAGCTGAACAAAAAATATTTTGAAGGCAAGATTAGCCTAGAAGAATATAATAAAGAGTTAGATAAGCTTATTGAGAAAAAACAAGAATTAGAAAAAAAACAAGCAAAATATATAGAAGATTTGGCTGCAGAAAAAGAGTTGAATGATTTGGTTGCTAGGTCATACGATATTGTGAACAGAAAACAAGAAGAAATGATTAGGAATAAAGACAATATTGTATCTCTTAAAGAAACAATTGGTGAGTTGGAAGAGAAGTTAAAAGAGTTGTATGCAACACCTACTGAACTCTTTTCAAAAGATGAGTTGAAGGAACACAATAAGGACATAAAGAATGTTAGAGATGCAATTCATGAATTAAATAAGGAGTTGTTTAAGGCTGAAAAGGAGTCTAAAGGCTCTTCTGCTGCATTTGATGAATATGCATGAGCTGCACAAAAATCCATACCTGTTATTGATGTGTGGAATAGGCATGCCAAAGACCAAAAATGATTAATGGAGATAATAAATAAAATAAAATATGATTCATCTTGAAATGTGGCTGAACTTGAAAATGAGAAGAATGCGTTAAAAGGTGTAAATGCTGAAATAGAAAAAAGTATTCAGTTAAGGATTGTAGAACTACAAACATATTTTAAAACACAAAGTGCCATAAGTAAGTTTGATGTTATATGACAAGTAGGAAAGGGACTTGATAAGCTATTTTGAAGAACTAAGAAATATAGAGAAGAGTTAGACCAGTTGTTGACTGATTTAGAAATATCAACTAATGCATCTATAGATGGTGTTATTAGTTGATTATGAAAGATTAATGCAGTGGAAGTTGAGGACGCTCTGAAATTTAGTATAGATAAAAAATCCAAGAATGAATTACAGCAACACATAGAAGACTTGTCTTATTTGATGGATAGGTACTCTAAAGACAATGATTTGCGAAAAAAGATGAACAAACAAAGAAAAGAAGCACAAAAGGAATTAGCAGCCATAATAAAAGAGGAGGAAGACAATGCAAAAGATGCTTTAACCAACGCCAAAACAAGAGAAGACGCAACAAAAGCTCAAATAAAGCTATTAGAGCTAGAGGCACAAAGAAGAATACAAGCAGCTAAAGACAACCTAAGTAATGAGGAGTCTGTAGCAAAAGAGATACTAAGAATACAGCAGTGGTTGAATGATGAGAAGAAGAAACTTAGTGGTGATTGGATGAGTTTTGAGATAGATAATGCTAATAAAATAATAAAGAAATATGAAGAACTTAGAAAAGAGTGAGCAAATGCATTTAAGGACTTAACAAAAGATATAGGAAGCTCTTCTAAAGATATTGAGAAGCTGGTGAATGAAATAGATAAGCTAACCAAGAAACTATCTGAGCTAGAAACAAAGAGAGTAGAAGACTTAGGTAAAAGGTATGTAGATGTGGAGAAGACTATAGAGGATTTGAATGAAAGAATAGCTGAACTTAACTATGAGCTGTGAGAACAGTCAGAGGAAGGTAAGACAGTCCTACAGGTTTGGGATGAGCTACAAGACGCAATAAAGGAGGTGACTAAGGAGGCAGATAAGTATGTAAAAGAGATAGACAAGATTAAGGATAAAATGGAGGACTTGAATAAGTCTGAAACAGATAAACTGTCTGAAAGGTATGCTAAGGTGACTGAGGAACTAGAGCTTCTTAATAAAGAGTTAGAAAAATATACTAAATATGATATACTTACTGATGCTGATGCAGCAAAGAAACTAGAACTAGAAGATAAGATTAACTGATTGCTGTATGAGCAGGCAAAGATAAGGCAAACACTTAGACCTGACCAACTGGAAAGAGCTGAGTGAATGGTAGGTGAGACAGAGACAGACAAGATAATAAGAGAGGCTAATGAGAAGAGACAGGTGTATCAGAAGGAGCTTAATGATTATGAGGCTAAGCTAGAAGAACAACAGTCACTACTAGAAGAGTATAAGTTACAAGAAGTTCAGATGGTAGAAGAGAATGATGAGCTTATCCTAGATAGTGGTGAGAAGAAATATAGAGAGCTGTTGAAACAACTCAAATCATACACAGAACAGAGAGATAAGTTGTTGCAAGAACAGGCTCATTTGAAAGCATTGCTGACATCTAAAGAGATTCAGGATGCTATCAATCAGTCCAAGAAAACAGAGACTCAACTCATAATGGATAAATACCATCTTGAGAAAGAGTATCTAGATAGAGAGCTGATGGATTATAGAAACCAACTCAATGAGAAGCTGGCTTCATTAGCACAGTTCTATACATTAGCTGCAGAGCTTCAGAGAAAATATGGAGATATTGGTATCTCTTTCTCTAAAGAGGATATAGAGCAACTCAAAGAAGCTTCTACTAGCCTTAAAGGACTGTCATCAGAAGACAGGGCAGTGATGCAAGGACAGCTTAATATAGAGAAGGCTAAGCTACAGGAACAGGAGGATGCAAGAAAGAAGTTAGAGAATATAGCTAAGAACATAGATAAACTACTGACATCTGCCAACCTTAAAGTGATAGGTACTATTGGGTTACAAGAGATGTTGAAAGAGATTACTAAGCTTAGGATGACAGCTCAATGAACATCTAGTGTTAGTAATAGTAGTGTGACCAATAACCAGACATTTAATGTAGCAAACTCTATAGATATGGAGGTGTTGGTTAGAGAGATAAGAAAAGCTATTAAGATTTAAATCTTTATTCAATATAAATGATAGGAAAGAATTTCAGATACAACTGATTAGATATGTCACCACAGGCTGTGTTTATGACAAACATAGCTTTGAGTGATGTTAGGTCTATCACAGGACAGACTACTGAAATCAAAGATAATACAAACACTCATTGAAGCAAGGCTTCTAATACTAAAGAGTGAGGTAGGCTATTTATCTTTGAGTGATATATCTCTGGGATAACCAAACCAATAAGATGAGCTGCTTGGAGGTTGTTGAATGAGAGAATAAATATAGAACCATATCTTAATGCAGACCCATATAAGAAGCTTGAATTTCAGACTGATGAGTGAGTAGATAGGTGGGTGATGGCTAAGGTTAACAAGAAGCCTGATGGGAGCAATGCTGTGAACCACCCAAGGATAGAGTTTAGTTTTGAGTTGTTTGCTGAGACTAATGAAATATATGGTAAAGAGTTGAAGACCCAATCTCTTACATCTTGAATCTTTGGAGGAACATCGTTTCCTAACCAGTTCCCTGACTCTTGGGGTAGTGCTTCATATAATAATGTTTGTATTAATGAATGAAATTTTAGTGCATGATGTGTTATCCAAGCACAAGGTGAGTTGGTGAACCCAAAGATAAAGAACCTAACCAATGGTCAGGAGTTTAAGATAGCAGGGACTACAACAAACCTAATCCTTGATACTATATGAGGGAAGTGGTGAGTTACTGATGAGTGATTAGATATATTCTATAAGAGAGAGTATGGACATCCTATCCACCTATCTCCTTGAGAGAACATTGTGGTGATTAGTGATGACAATGGTACCATTATAGATTATACAGTATCTTGGTATGATACACGAAATACGTTTTAGTTAGTAGTTAAAGATATGATTGTAGTAAGAGTATATAAAAACTATTGGTCAGATGTGGTGATACATCAACAATACCTGACTGATGATATAGAGATAAAAGATGATTTACTATCTTTTTCTACTGCTACATTTAAGATTGATAACTATAGGATACAGAAATACAATAAAGTAGAAATCTATGAAGTGTGAACACCAGACAAACTTAAGTTCAAGTGAGTGGTAAAAAGTATCACAAAGACTGCTTCTGCATTGAGTGAAGAGAGTGAATTGGTCTGTTGGGATTGAAAGGGGCTATTACAGGACAGATGACCTTTGTATTGATATGAGGAGATTTCTACCCCACTGAATATAGTGGTTTCTAATATGATGGAGTTACGGAATGATATAGGCGATGAGTGGGGCTATCAGATAGATTATACAGACCCTATAGATATGGAGTATCAATTATGAACTACTTGCTATAATATTATACAGGAGTTAGCGGACCAAGTAGGAGCGTTCTGGACTGTGAGAGATGGGACTATAGTGATGTCTGAGATTATAGGACAAGATAAGACCTTTGGTAGTAATACAGTTAGTCTGTTTTTTGATAAGAGTATTGCTTCTAATGTGAAAAATGTGTATGAAGAGCAGTCAGAGAATAGAGCTAATGTCGCTATTGGGATAGCCAATGATTGAGCTAAGCTGATGAAGTATCAGCCAGAGGATTATCCTTACTGAGTTGTTATAGAAAACTTCCAGACTTGAGATTTAGAGAAGAAGACCTTATCATTATTAGAGAAGAATAATATTGATAAAAGAAGTATTGGCGTTGAGTTGGATGAGAACATAGATTATAATGTTTCTGTATGAGATAAGGTTAATCTGACTATAGAGTGATTGAAAACCATTGATGATTTTAGTTGAGCAGTGTTTGTTACTTCTAAAACTACTACATATAAGTATGGGAAGAGGTATGAGGTGATAGAAGTAGGGAATGCTAGGACAGAGACTGGTACATTGTCTAGCTTGATTAAGATGTTGAATGACAAGATAGATAAAATAAGAAATAAATAGTTTGCATTATCTGCTAATTTGTTTATAAATAAAATAAGATATTTAGATTCATAATTATTAATTATGGCACAAAGAACAGCTTTTTTAAACAGTGATGCTAAGTGATACAATAAAGACTTCCATCACACCTGGATACATAACTACCTATTACATCAGGTTTGAGTTATGTTTACTGATTATAATACTAAGAATGAGTTTAAGCTAGGTAATGGTCAGATAAGTGGTGGTAAGGCGATAATAAGATGTACAAGAACTACTGGAAACTTTGCTGGTAGTAAGATGCTTGCTTTATTTGAATCTACTGCTACAGAGTCTATAAGTACTTCTGGAGATAAGAAAGTGTTTATAGAGATACCAGAGATATATGTAAATGATAGTACAGCTATCACAGACACATTGACACAGGGGTTGAACTTGTGAGTAGGTGTGATTAAATCAGAAGCAGACTATCCTTCTCACACTAACTACATCCCTCTTTGGGAGATAACTGGTGGTGATTGGGAACAAGCTGTAGATGTTAGACCTGAGATATTGGCTAGAGGAAAGCCTAACACAATCTCTTATATAGATAATAATGGAGTACAGAGAAATATTATGTTAGATGCTTCATCTTTGAATAAGTTTCTAAAATCTAACTGAGCTTGAGTAGCTCCTAGTTGGGCTGATGTTTGAGATGTGGTGGAAGTATCTAATTTTAAAAACACATTCTTTGCTTGAGAGGACTTGTTACCTAAATCAATGTTTAGGATGGAGTCTGAGTTAGATACAGTAGATGCTGTAGATGAAAGCATAAGATTTGGTTATGATACTGATTCTGCTAAGGTACAGCTGAACACAATACTAAGTGGTGAAGAATGAGATTATGTGAAACTTAATCTCGAAGGATTTAATACCCCAGCAGATAACGTGAATGTTCGTATAGAAACAGTAGATAGTAGTGGTAATGCAACAGGAACATTAATCAACCCTGACGCTACAGCTACTATAAACCCTTCTTGAACATTAGAAGAGATGAGTATAAATTTAGCTTGAATGATAGATTGAACCACTGCAGGACAGGAGGTCGCCGTTGTGTTGAGTAGAAGTGGTGCATTGAGCACATCAAACTACTATAAGGTTTGAGTGGCTACAGCAGACACAGGAATCTGGAAGGTAAAAACATTTGATTGAACAAGCTGGAACTTAGAGACAGGAAAGAAATGATATATATCTTCTCCACTCTTTATGGAGGAATGAGCTATACAGAGTAAGGCTACTACAGAGTTCTTGGCAGAGACCACAGGATATGTAGAGGCTGGTGCTACTGCTGGTAATGAGTTCACCGGTGTTAGATTTGGGATGATAGAATATGATGGATTCAAACCTTGAGACAAGGTGTTTTTAACTGATACTGGTGAGCTATCTACTACACCTTGAACAGAGGAAGTAGCTGTATGAGTATGAGTTAGTCAATGAATTGTTGATATATGATCATCTGGCGTTGATTGAGGGGGATGAATGGGTGTATGACAGTTTGATGTAACAGTAGCTGCAGATGGTAGTTGAGATTTTCTAACAGTATATGAAGCTATAAATGCAGGATATGAGAAAATATTTATCAAGGATGGAGAGTATACAGAGCAACAGTGGGTGTGTGCTAACAAAGATTTGTATATTTCTGGAGCTTCTGTTAGCTGAGTAAAGTTGTGATTTGCAGGAAATATGTGAAGTTGAAGTTTAAGTAGTAAATGATGTGTGTTGTTAAATAACACAAAATGATTCTCACTATCTAATGTTACCATTAATGTAACCCTTAATGATAAGCACTGATTGTTTAGGAATGTTACTGCAGGAACGAGATTTATTGTAAAAGATTCTGTTATAAATTATTTTTCATCTGGGACTGCTGCTGTTGCTTGGGATTTGAAAATAGCAAGGAACGAACAAGAGGGTTGAAGTTGACAAAAAGAAACAAGGGCATCAGAGACCTGATATGGTTTTTATAATGTAAAGTTCTTCTCAAAATCAGAGGGTTCTGATATTTATGTTTCCTATGGATCTGAAGTTTATTTTAATTGATGTAGATTTGAAACAACTCAGTTGTGAGATTGTCAGATTTGATTCGATATAACTTCTAAAGACACACTAGATGGATGTTCTGTTGTTGCTAATAAAGTAAAAGGTGTTGTTGGAAGATTTATGGATTCTGTGATGTCTGTGTCTTGAGGGATGGTATCAGATAGTTTTAGATTTTACTCTATAGCAAACTCTAGTGTAGACATAAGTGGATTCTCGGGTGCTACATTATATGGTTATAGAATTAGAGAGTCAGTGATAACACTGGGGACAAACACACTTACTATTGATGTTGATAGTGCTATTGTGTCTTGAAATTCGATTATTTGAGCCTGAACAATAAACTTATGAGCTTCTATGATTTTCCAAAATAACCATGCTGTTGATGCTTGAGTTAGACTTTGAATAACATCTGCAAGTAAGAAAATAGAGGTAGTTGGTTCTACTATAGGAAGTTTCTTACAAGCTACTAATGGTTGAGGGTATCATATTATTTCTTCTTGCATTGTCGCTGGAACATCTTATTTGGGTGTGTCTGGGAAAGACCAAAAACTTACTATATCTGGTACTAGCTTTGTAGGCTGACTTAATATCTCTGCAAGAAATACTACAATAACCTGATGAAGATGCTATACTCTTAATGTTGCTTGAGGAACTAACTCAGTTCTGTCTCTATCTTGAATGTATATAGGTGGAAATGCTACAATTGAATCAAGATCAGCTTCTATTAGTAATTGTACTACGGATGGGCATATAAAATATGATGGTGGAAGAAGTGCAGCTATATCTTGAAACTTTGTAGGTGAGTGAGGAATAATAATAGAATCCTCAGGTTATGGGATTACTGGTGTTTCTGTTACTTGAAATGTGTTGCCAGGGTCATCTATAACCGTAAAAGGGAATGCAGCTGTTGTTTCAGGGAATAGGTGTGATTCGATAAATCTGACAGATACATCTTCAAGTGTGTATGTTATATGAAATTCGGTTAATGACATAATAACAGACAATTGAAGCTGAAATGAGGTGTGAGATAATTTTAATATTTAATTCTATATAAACTATACAAATGCTAGAACTAATAAGATGAGATGACACAATAATAACAATCTGATTTGAATGATTAGATTGAGCACCAATCAACCTAACAGGATGTGAGGTGTATTTTACTATGAAGAACATAGATGATATAGATGAGAAGGATGATAGCAACGCTATCATAAAAAAGACTGTCAGCTCTTTTGACAACGCTGTTTGAGGTATAGTAAGTATAGAGTTAGATAACCAGGAGACAGACTTAGAGCCTTGAGTATATTTCTATGATATACAACTAAAGGACATAAGTAATAAGATAATGTCTATCCAGAAACAGAGGGTGAAAGTTATCCAGGATGTGACTAAAGACCCACAATTAACTCCTTAAATTTAGATATATAAATATATGCAGATGGCAGAAATAAGTGTTACAATGATAAAAAATAGACCCATAAAAGTGGTGATGAAAGATCCGCTTAGGGTTGTATATGTTGTTAATACAATAGATGAAAGGAATGATATAGACCAGAAGATTAGATATGAATGAATGATTGTATTTGTGAAAGAGAATGATAGCAACTATCAGCTACAGTGAGGGACAGCTAATACAGACTGGAAGGTTTTGTTGTCTTCAACAGACAACTCAATAACAGATATAGAGCTTGTAGATACTACTGGGTTAGAAAACACATATAGAATACATTTCACTAACTGAACCCATTTTGACTATATAGTAAAAGATTGACAGGATGGTGCTCCTGGTAAAGATGGGGAAGACTGAGCTCCTTGAAAAGATTGAGAGGAGGTTTTGTTAGAGAATGATTGAACACATATAAAACGAAAATATGTAGATGATGTTGATTGGAACAATCTTGTATTAGTTTCTGATTTAGAGTGAAAAGATGGGAAGGAGATAGAATTAGATAACGATGGTACTAATATTAAATGGAGATATGTAGGAGATGTCAGTTGGACAAACCTTGTATCAATTGCTAGTTTGAAAGGTGAGGATGGAAAGGATTGAGATGATGCACCAGAAGTTCTTATACAATATTCTGAAGATAACACTACTTGGGACAATATATTCACTGCTTGAGATAAGTATATAAGGTTCTCCACAGATTGAGGAGACAATTATTGAGAGTGATTCAAATTCATAGGAGACGATGGGCAACCTGGGGTACCTTGACAGGACTGAGCTCCTTGATTATCGATTGTTGATGTTTATGTGGATTGAAGTGATTTAGTGTTTAAGTATTCTGATGATTCTACCACCCAAATAGATAACTTTAGGTCTGTATTTAACATCCCTACAGATGTTTCTGACTTAACAGATACAACAGCACTAATCTCTTGAAAGGAGGATAGTGCTAATAAGGTTACTGATTTATCAAGTAACGATAATGTTCACTTCCCTACCACAAAGGCTGTTAATACAGAGCTGGATAAGAAGGTGGATAAAGATTGAACAAAAGTTCTTTCTGATGAGAATTTTACAACCGATATGAAAGATAAGCTTGCTTGATTGGAAGGTTCTCATTATAGAGGACTGTTTACTTCGTTATTAGATTTAACTAACACAATAACAGACGCTATCCCTGGAGACTATGCTGATGTAGATGAAGGGGCAGGTAAAGATGTGGTAAGATATATCCGAGATGTTGATGATAATAAATGGGTTGCTCAAGAGAGTGCGACCAGTATCACTGCTGCACAAGTTAAAACTATGTATGAGTCTAATCTCAATACTAATGCATTCACTGATACCGAGAAATCTAAACTCTCACAAATAGAGGATAAAGCACAGAAGAATGTGCAATCTAATTGGAATGAAACGGATAGTGGAGATGATGGGTTTATACTCAATAAACCTAGTCTGGATATTAAAGACCTGCCAGACTCCACTAACCTCAAGACTACTTGGAACAACAAACAGAATGCTTTAGGATTTACTCCAGAGAATGTAGATAACAAGTCTGGAGATATAGAGCCCAACAAGACCTCTACTACCAAATACCCTACAATCAAGGGGATATATGATTGGGTGGTGAGTAAGCTAACAGGAAAACAGGATACTTTAACAGCTGGAACTAATGTAAGTATCTCAGGGACTACCATTTCTGCTACTGACACCAAATACTCAGAAATCTCTGAAGCTAATATCAAAAACGCTTCTCATACAACAGGAGGATTGATAACAGGACAGAGAGCAGAACAGCTGATGGCTAATGAGGCAACTAAAGCTAGAACTATAAGCAATAAGAAATTGGGTAATGATTTGGATGCTAATAGTAAAAAGATAACAAATCTGGCTACTCCTACGAACAATGCTGATGCAGCTACTAAGAAGTATGTGGATGATAATGCTGGTGGTAGTTGGTGAAGTATAACAGGAACTCTATCTGCACAAACAGACCTACAAACAGCTCTCGATGGTAAAGCAGAGAAACCAATGAGAATCATTACTAAGACAGCAAACTATACACTAGTACTTGCTGATGTAAATGGTGATACACTCCTAAGAATGAATAGTGCAAGTGATACAACTGTAACTATCCCTACAAATGCTTCAGTAGCTTCTCCAGTAGGTATTGAACTACTCATTGAAAATATAGGAACTGGTAAAGTAACTATCGCTTGAGCAGGTTGAGTAACAGTAGGTGGCGATTTGGTACTTGAAAATCAAAATGATACAAGAGGATTAGTCCAGACATCTGCTAATACTTGGAAATCGTATGGTGGAAGTTCAGTAGTACCTTGAGAGAATAATATAGGTTATCTAAACATCCCAGCTAACAGTAAAAGTGCAAACTATACACTTGTATTATGAGATGCTTGAAAATCTATAGACCACCCATCATCAGATGCTAATGCAAGAACATTTACTATCCCTGCTAACTCATCTGTAGCTTATCCAATAGGAACAACTATATCGTTCTCTAATATGTCATCACAAGATGTAACAATAGCTATCACTACTGATACTATGTATCTTGCTTGAGATGGTGCTACAGGAAGTAGAACACTAGCACAATATGGTGTAGCTACGATAAGAAAACTAACAGCTACTACACGACTTATCAGTGGAGTCTGACTAACCTAATTTTATATTAAACCATACTATGAGATTAATACAACGACTACTATCTACAAGAGGTAAATATGTAAGAGACACTACTTGAGATATAATACTTAAAGTAGTAACTTCTTGAGCAAATCAAAAAATAGGAATAAATAAATATTTTAATGTATCTAACTACACTATAGATTGGTGAGATGGAACAACTACTACAGCTACTACTACCAATTCTTCTTGAGCACATAGCAAAACCTATGCTAGTGCTGGAACATATTATATAACCTTAGTCAATCCTTGAACTAGGTGGACTTTTATAGATACATCATATTGATTAGTACCCTCATCTTGATTTACAGGAGATAGTGTATGAGTAGAGTATATGCCTAGTTTGAAAGATTGGTTTGGTGATAATGCTAGTAATCCTTGAGGTAATTTCTTTTATGCTTTCAACTGCTCTTGAGCATTAACATCATTACCAGCTTGAAGTTTTGATACGAGTAATATAACAAGTGTTTGAGTTAATTTCTTTAATGGTTTCAACTACTTTTGAGCATTAACATCATTACCAGCTTGAAGTTTTGATACAAGTAATATAACAAGTGTTTGAGATTTTTTCTTTTATTATTTCAATAGCTTTTGAGCATTAACATCATTACCAGCTTGAAGTTTTGATACAAGTAATATAACTAGTGCTTGAGCTTATTTCTTTTCTAATTTCAATTACTCTTGAGCATTAACATCTCTACCAGCTTGAAGTTTTGATACAAGTAATATAACAAGTGTTTGAGATTTTTTCTTTTATTATTTCAATTACTCTTGAGCATTAACATCATTACCTTCTTGAAGTTTTGATACGAGTAATATAACAAGTGTTTGAACTTATTTCTTTGCACAGTTCAACTACTCTTGAGCATTAACATCTCTACCAACGGGGAGTTTTGATATAAGTGGGATTACAAATGCTAGGGGTGCTTTTTTTCAATCTTTCAACCAGGACTGAGCTCTAACTTCGCTACCAGCAGGTAGTTTTAATACGAGCAATATTACCATACCAGGTGGTTCTTTCTTTTATAACTTCAATAACAATTGAGCTTTGACAACCTTACCAGCTTGAAGTTTTGATACAAGCAATATAACAAGTGTTTGAAATAATTTCTTCTATAATTTCAATCGTGCTTGAGCATTAACATCATTACCAGCTTGAAGTTTTGATACGAGCAATATAACAAGTGTTTGAAATTATTTCTTTTCTTATTTCAACTGAAATGGGGCATTGACTTCATTACCAACTTGAAGTTTTAATACAAGCAATATAACAAGTGTTTGAAGTAGTTTCTTTCGTGCTTTCAATGACTCTTGAGCATTAACATCATTACCTTCTTGAAGTTTTGATACAAGTAGTATAACAAGTGCTTGAAATAATTTCTTCTATCGTTTCAACTACTCTTGAAGCATCCCTAAAGTATCAGCTTGAACTGGAGTAGCTATATATAATGCTTCGTCAGGAAGTGTAGACTTTCATTATGCTCCCTCAAATTCGTCTGATAGCATCTCAGCTTGAAACACCTTTGACTGATATGCTAAATCTTAATTTTATCTTACTTATTATACTATGGAATTACTCTTACCACCTATCTGATACGATATTATTAAAAAACCTTGCAAATACAACACACAACACTATTAAATAATTGTTTTATCTTATCGAGTAAATGAGTGAGAGAGTAGAGCTAGTAAATTTATACCACACACAACAAACTTATAATTTATATATTTTACTTCCAGAAATGATACAGCATAAATGCATCCAAGAAGATAATATAAAAGAATTGAGAAAAGATGTCCAAGGCTCTAAGGAGAGAGATATTTTACAATCTGAACAAATAGCTATGCTCAAAGACGGAATAGGTAAAATTGATGTAAAGGTAGATAAGCTTGACATCAAAATTGATAATCTTATATCTACATTAGACGAAAAGTATGCTAAAAAGAAAAGTGTTGATAGTTGGTGAATGTTCTACACAATGCTACACTACAAAGCAAATGAAGTATTGAAAGTAGATAGGTTCGCACCAACGACAAAGACTTGTAGTAATTGTTGAAGTAAGCAGAGTATGAAACTAAGCGACAGGACTTTTCATTGTGAGGTCTGTTGATACAAAGAAGATAGAGATGTTAATGCGGCAATCAATATCTTAGCAATGGCTACTGACTAAGTTTTAGAACTATGCAATCAGTAGGAAAGTGTAGGGCAGGTATTGTCCGAACACTATAAACAAAACGCCTGTGGAGATTGGCTCACTAGAGTATCTATGAAGCAGGAAGCCCAGCCTTCTTTAGAGGGTGGGTAGTTCACTCTTAATTATAGTATAATGTGAATAGTACAATGATTGATGATGTCGTATGGTGCAAAAAAAGAAGAGTCTCCTGACATAGTCTTAAAGGTAGTGACTTCTTGAGCAAATCAAAGAATAGGAATAAATAAATATTTTAATGTATCTAACTACACAATAGATTGGTGAGATGGAACAACTACTACAGCTACTACTACCAATTCTTCTTGAGCACATAGCAAAACCTATGCTAGTGCTTGAACTTATTATATCACTCTAGTAAATCCTTGAGGTAGATGGACTTTTACTACTGCATCATATGGATTAGTACCCTCATCTTGATTTACAGGAGATAGTGTATGAGTAGAGTATATGCCTAGTTTGAAAGATTGGTTTGGTGATAATGCTAGTAATCCTTGAGGTAATTTCTTTCGTACTTTCAATAGTGCTTGAGCATTAACATCATTACCTTCTTGAAGTTTTGATACAAGTAGTATAACAAGTGTTTGAAATTATTTCTTCTTTGGTTTCAACTACTCTTGAGCATTAACATCTCTACCTTCTTGAAGTTTTGATACAAGTAATATTACGAGTGCGGTAGGGGATTTTTTCTTTTCTAATTTCAACATTAGTTGAGCTTTAACAACCTTACCAGCTGGAAGTTTTGATATAAGCAGTATTACGGGTGCCGTGGGAGATGATTTTTTTTCTAATTTCAACCAGAACTGAGCTTTAACAACTCTACCAGCCTGAAGTTTTGATACTAGTAATATTACAGGCGTGGGGAATTGATTTTTCCGTGCTTTCAACTACGAGTGATCTCTGACCTCCCTACCACAAGGAAGCTTTGATACTAGCAGTATTATAAGTGTGGGAGATGATTTTTTTTCTAATTTCAACATTAGTTGAGCTTTAACAACCTTACCAGCTGGAAGTTTTGATATAAGCAGTATTACGGGTGCCGTGGGAGATGATTTTTTTTCTAATTTCAACTACTTTTGAGCATTAACATCATTACCAGCTTGAAGTTTTGATACAAGTAATATAACTAGTACTTTAGATTTTTTCTTCTATTCTTTCAATAGTGCTTGAGCATTAACAAGTTTACCTTCTTGAAGTTTTGATATAAGCAGTATTACGGGTGTAGGGAATTATTTCTTTTCTAATTTCAACCGAGGTTGATCTCTAAGTTCTTTACCAGCCTGAAGTTTTGATACAAGTAATATTACGAGTGCGGTAGGGAATTTTTTCTTTTCTAATTTCAACACCAATTGAGCTTTGACAACCTTACCAGCTGGAAGTTTTGATACAAGTAATATAACTAGTGCTTGAGATAATTTCTTTACTTATTTCAACTACTCTTGAGCATTAACATCCTTACCAGCTTGAAGTTTTGATACGAGTAATATAACAAGTGTTTGAGTTAATTTCTTTAATGGTTTCAACTACTTTTGAGCATTAACATCATTACCTTCTTGAAGTTTTGATACAAGTAATATAACTAGTGTTTGAACTTATTTCTTTGCTTATTTCAATAACAATTGAGCCCTAACTTCACTACCAACGGGGAGTTTTGATACAAGTAATATAACAAGTGTTTGAAGTCTGTTCTTTTCTAATTTCAATTACTCTTGAAGCATCCCTAAAGTATCAGCTTGAACTGGAGTAGCTATAAAGAATGTCTCGTCAAGTAATGTAGTCTTTTATTATCCTCCCTCAAATTCGTCTGATAGCATCTCAGCTTGAAACACCTTTGACTGATATGCCAAATCTTAATTTTATCTTACTTATTATACTATGGAATTACTCTTACCACCTATCTAATCCGATATTATTAAAAAAACCTTGCAAATACAACACACAACAAACTTATAATTTATATATTTTACTTACAAGTGATGATACATAAATGCACCCAAGAGCAAAAGATAACAGATTTACAGAAATCTTTTAACGACCTAGATAAAAGAGATGCTTTAAAAGCTAACGAAAATAAGAATATGTCTGAACAAATTAAAGCGATTAAGGACACAGTATCTAATGTTGAGAATAAACTTGATAAATGATTTGAAGAAATTAAATTAAGTATATTACAGCTTGAAAGGAAGTATGTGACTAGGTTAGAGTTTAAAGCTGTATCAATAGCTATTTGAACTGTTGCAACTGTTCTTGGTGTTATATGAATGATAAAAGGTTTTACATCATAATTAAATATAAATGATTTTAAAGTCAGCTACAAAAATTGTATTATTATTAGTAACAGTAACATTATGTGTTTGATTGTTTATGGACAAAGTAGATGTTCAAGCATTTATTTGAATGGTTTGATTAGTGTTTGGGTTTTACTTTAACAGCAAACCTAATTTGAAAGAAGATTTTCCAAAAGACCTCTAAATGTAAGAGGTTTTTTATTTGTTTTAAAATATTATGGAAAAATTTGTATTCTATGAAACAGATAAAAGTGTTTGATTTTGTCCTAGTAGAGATTGGAATAAGTTTAAGTATGATAATGAAATCAGTCCTATTAGAGAAGCCACTACACTAGCCACGCAAGAGGGGATAGCTGAATTGTTTAAGATTTACGAGAGTGATATAGATTTGTTTGTAGAGCTTATAAGACAAGAATTAGCTGAAAACTTTTTAACTGTTTACACCAACTAAATGGAATATAATCGCCATCACTTATTACCAAAATCAAGATGAGGTACTTCTCATCCTGATAATGTAAATAAAATGAAAGCATACAAACACTCAGCATTACATTGTTTATTTGATAACAAAACTCCTATAGAGCAGATAATCCAAATACTTACAATGAATGAAAAAGTGTTTACAAAAAAGTTCCAAGAAGATTTAGTTGATGTGTTGGTATGACATATAAAAGATTACTACAATCATCATATCACAAACAATAAATACGAGTATAAAAAAGAGGTATGAGATTTATATAACAACTTTAAATAAAAATGAAAACCTATAACTGAGATTTGACTATATGTAATAGAGCTGACCTTTTGTGTGATTGAGAGTTTGTTGATAAAGAGCTTATCAAAGAGAAGTGTGAGTGTGTAAAGAAAGCTATGTGTTTACATATTGCTGACTTACTAAAGAACTGACACCGACCAGAAGCTACAGAAGTTTTACAAAATGATAAATAAAAAATGGAGATTGAAAACTATATCCAAGAACTAAAAATTGATATAGAAATGATTGATATTGAACTCAATGGCTGTTGCTATTGAGATGAGCGTAAAGAAAAACTAGCTCTTAAGAGGTCTATTATCAAAGAGATTAAAGAATTACAGGCTAAACTTAAGGATTAGTGTTTATATTCTAAACATAATATGAATAATTTACTGCGAATAATTGTAAGTAAAAGATTTAAAGACCAAAAAGGGAATTTAGTAAAATTAGTATTATTGTTATTATTATCTCTACTCCTATTTTGAGTAGTTTTAGCCAAAATTATATAAAATGAAAACAAAAAGTTATAATTGAAATATGTCTGTATGTAATAGAGACTTCCTTTTGTGTGATAATGATGTGATGGAAAAACAGAGAATAAAGGAAGAGTGTGATTGTGTAAAAAAATCTGTTTGCTTTGAGATTGTTAGATTGTTGAAAAACTGACATCGACCAGAAGCAACAGAGCTTTTAGAAAAAATCTAAACAAAATGGAAAATAAAATTAAAGAGCTTGAAATAAAGTTAGAGAAATTGAAAAAACTTTGAATGTATCCAGAGAAGGTTGCAGAAGTTTTAAGGGAGTTAGATTTATATTATAAGTTATACAAAAATGTATGAGACAATAAATGATGCAAAGTTTCTCCAACCTTGGGAGTTTGATAGGAGAGACTATCTTGCTGGTAATGTGTTGAAAGGGTTAGAGAACCTAAAACCACCTAAAGCTTTTAAGTGGGATATATTATCAACCTATGACCAATGAAAACTTGGTTCATGTACAGCTATGGCAACTACACATTCTATGAAGGTTCAGAACGAGTTTGAACATAAAGAATGAGTTGAGTTGTCATGGAAAGATTTGTGGCAAAAGATGGGACACTCTCTTACTCATTATGATGGTTGAGACCATATCGAGAAAGCGGTAAAAACAGCCCTAAAAGAAGGAATCTCTTGAACATTGAATTGAACTGATTTCGAATGGAAAGCTGAAGCTTATGCTTATTGAACTCGAGATGACTGGAGGAGACATCTGTTGGTGTCGCCTTTGATATGTGTTATTAGAGCAAACAACACAACTCGAATAGAGATGCTTCAATGAGAGATAAAAACTGTGTTAAAACAAGCAGATATTAACTGATGACATGCTATCTTGTTGGCTGGATATGATGAAGAGTATATGTACTTCTATAACTCATGGTGAGATAGTACTATAAAGGAGGATTGACTATCAAGCTTCAAGGTAAAAATAAGTGTGTTTGAGGAGATGAGAAAACATATGTTCACCTGGAGATTTTTTATGTTGGTAGATAAAAGGGATTTGGTAGACTATAGTAGAGAAATAGAGTTATCAAGACAAATTATATCAGGGATAAGACAACTTAGACCACTCAACACATTAGAGGCTTTAGAGTTGTTCTTGTTAAAGAAATATAACTTTGAATACCAAGAGCCTAAGTCTGATGAAGTAGAGTTAGCTAAAGAGATAATCAGGAACTCAAAAGCTTTGTATGAGGTGGCTGATGATGAAGTGAAGCAATACTTCCAAGAGATACAGGTGACTAAATTCTTTGAGAATAAATACAAATTTGTTTTTGGTAGTGATAAAGATTCATATGAAACAATAGCAAGACAGGTGATAAAAGCTGCAAAGAAACTATATGAGATAGGTGATGACGAAATGAAGAAAGCTTTCCAAAACATAGAAGTAACAAAGACACTTGAGAGAGAATATGGGTTCAAATACTAGGTGTCTATTGGAGGCAAAAGATAAATTAAAGCATAGAGAAGGTGTAGTAGTATAAAGTATAGCTAAACAAAAAAACACTCTCAACTAAGAGGGTGTTTTCTTGAATATGGTTCAAATTAGGTGTATTTATTTTATATCTTTTTTATATCTTTTTCAAGTTCTTTCAATTTTATCTTATTTAACACTTTTTCTTTTTCTAAAACTAAATTTTTAAGCTCCCATGTATCCCATCTTGGGTTGAGTTGGAACTTAAGAATTCTGTATTCTATTTCTCATAATTGCTGGAATAGTTTTTGCATCTGTGAAATATCTAATCTAAAACCATCTTTTTAAGCTCTTTTATTTTTATTTTTAGCATTCTTAAACATAATATAAACATAACTTATACACTCCTCAAGTCCCTCATTTCTCAACACATTATACACTTTCCTGAGTTTGTTTTTATACATCCTGAGATTGTTTTTCTGATGCTCTGATAAGGATAGTCAGATTTTTATTTTTGGTTTTATGCTCACATCTTTTGTATTGCTTTTGTGCCTAGTGTATTCCTCCCTTTTTCAGATTATCAAATACCAACCTCACTGCTTCAGTTTCCAATTCACCCCCTCAACTCGGATATGGTCTCTTGCTATTCAATACACTTTATCAAACAAATACACTTTCCTGGTCTTTAGCTCTTTTTTTTGTGCTATATTCCTGTGCATCTTTCCAACTCTCTCATATCTAGCAAGTATAATCATTACAAAGAAAACAAAACATAAAATCTAGTTCGTTCATTTTATATACTATGCTTTTACCTATTTGTTCACTTACCGTATGTATATATCCTATATCTATTATATACTACTCACTTATCCGATGGATTATTTCCGTGAACTACCACTAGGCTAAAGACCTAGTGGCTTCAAGAGTCATAGCTCCAACTATTGTTGGCAACTCGTCTTGCTTTTGACTGCTGTCCCATCAGCCATAATACTTATTTAATCATTGTTGTAATATATTTCTACTTGCATTCAAATCACGAGAAACAATATCTCAACATCATTTACATTCTCGTTCTCTATCTTTTAATGTGAGTTCTTGATTTATCCATCAACACTTATTACACGTCTTACTTGACGGAAACCATCTATCAATCTTAACTATACTTCTTCAATACCAATCAGCTTTATATTCTAACATAGAAACAAAAGATGACCACGCCACATCAGATACAGCTCAAGCAAGTTTATGATTAGACATCATACCTTTTACATTCAAGTCCTCTAAACATATCACTTGGTTATCGTGAATAAGTTTAGTAGAAACCTTATGTAAAAAATCTTGTCTTTGATTACTTACTTTTATGTGTAGTTTTTGTAGCTTCTTTAATGTATTCTTTCATTTATGTTTTGAATACTTGCGTTGTATATACTTTAGTTTTGATTGTTTTTGTTTTAGATATTTGTTGTTCTCAAAAGTATTTCAATCACTACATATAGCAAAATCCTTTATTCACAAATCAATTCATACATTCTTATCAATCATCGGTAGTTCTTTAATATCTACATTACAAGCTATACTTACAAAATATTCTCATACACAATTCATTGATATAGTGGCGTTGATTATCTCTCATTCCAAAGGTCTATGCAGTTTAATCTTTATTCATTCCTTGAACTTTGGTATAGATAGTTTTCAATCCTTTATACTTATGTATTGTGGTATAGAAAAAGACCTGTCTTTTTTCTTTGATTTATACTTTGGAAACATATGTGTCTTACGAAAGAACATCTTATATGCTCAATCCAAATGCTTCAATGTTGCTTGTAGTGTTTGACTATTTACTTCTCAAATCCAATCAAATCAATCTTGTTTCTTTAATTGTGTAAGGTCTTTTGCATTATCGTAATAGTTCAATCAACCTTTAATTCTTTTAGCTTCTATATCTTCTTTGTTATTCAAATAATAATCTTGTCTTTGTCTTAGATAGTAGTTCCAAACAAATCTTGATACTCAAAAATGTTTAGCAATAAGCACTTGTTGTTCTTGTGTTGGAATTATCCTATACTTAAAGGATTTGATTTTCATACAAAGATATTTATACTAAAAACAATATCAGTATATATATTTATATTCTAATTGCAAGATGAAATTACAATATCACACAAAATCACATTCAAAGTATCTTATCAAGTATCATTTGATAATAGTTTGTAAGTATAGAAAGAAACTATTACAATGAGATGTTGATACTGACATTAAGAATATCATATTTGATATATCCAAAATGGAAGATACTAAATTTGATATTGAAGTTATGGAAACTGATAATGACCATATACATCTTTTGATTGATTGTGAACCTAGTATAAGTGCAACAAGTATAGTTAGTAGGCTAAAACAAATATCTACAATTAGAATACGGAAACTACACAAAGAAGAATTGCTAAAAGAATTTTGGGTAGAGAATACATTTTGGTCTGATTGATATTTTGTATGTAGTATTTGAGAAGCTAATGACAAGACTATCAGAAAGTATATTGAAGAACAATGATAGTCGCTTACATCTCCGACACTAAAGATGTCGGAGTTTTACGCTCCCGATATAAATGTTTAGGATAATAATGTCATCGGGAACTACATCAATTACTTCACTCTCTTTTTATTTCTTTATGTGGTACTCAACATCTTAGACATATTTTCTCATCCACACTATCCTTATCTTCTTTTAGAGAAGCTAAATCATTTATTATCATCTCCTCTAGTTTTTTTTCCTTCATCATCTCTAAAAGGTTAGACTAAAATAAACTTGTTTGTTTTTCTTTGGTTTCTTCTACAGCATTCAGTCTAGCTTCTATGATAGGGATATACTCCTCTGTAAGCTCACAACCTATATACTGATAGCCATTTTGTTTAGCGGCAACAAGTGTTGAACCACTACCTGCAAATGGGTCTAATACTATTCCACCTTTAGGAGTTACCATTTTGATTAGGTATTCCATAAGGGCGATAGGTTTTACGGTTGGATGCGTGTTGAAACTTTTTGGGGCGTTTACCCCATCGCCATCTGCCAGTCTTTTCTCTACTGATATTTTTCTACCAATTCCTCCACTATTTAATTCTGATTTTCTCTCCTCCAACTCCTCACACCCCTTATTCCTTTCACTCTTGCTTGCCTTTGCCTGATAGATGATAGATTTAAAGAAACGAGAGGCGTTGCCTTGACTTCACTCTGTTGGTTTTAACATTCCACCTCAAAGATTTATAGGTTGATTTGCACCATTGTTTGTAAACTGTTTTACAGCTCCACTCTTCGTCTCAGGAAAACACTCTCTTACTTCTTCACTGTTGTCGTGGATTAGGTTTGCAGGGAAACGACCGAGATTACTTTCTGCCATTTTCTCATCATAACCAGTTTGTAGTTTCCTTGTTCCGCTTCCCTTAAAAGATGTTGGTTCGGCTTTTATTTCTTCTCCCTTGTTTAAAGTTCCTGTTAATCTTGGTTTACTTTCCACCCTACTCTCATCTATATTTATACCACCTGTTCCCCACTTTAATACATTTTCGGCTACAGTCATTACTCTACCCATTATTTTTTTGCCATCGTCTTTTATCTTCCACCATCTATCTAAAGGTTTACGAGCCATACAGATAGGTTCGTGTGCTGGTTTTAGAGCAGTTCCCCAGCCTTCCCATTCGGAAGTGCCTTTGGTTAAATCATATTCACCACCAGTAAAATCACCAGCCATACAATTTCTTTTACTTCCACTTCTGTCTTTTCCAACTACACTTCTCTCATTCCCTTGCAACTTATCAACCGCCTTACCGATATTCAAACTTTTAGGAAATCCTGACCCATATACCCACTCAATCATATCTCTTACTTCAAACCCTGCATCTTCAATAGCACTAGCCATTCTATGATAGGTTCTAGTTCCTGAGAATGCTAGTAAATGTCCTCACGGCTTTAATACTCTTAGACATTCTTTCCACATTTCTGGGTTGTTTGCTATGCCTGTGTTATCCCAAGACTTACCCATAAATCCTAATTCATAGGGAGGGTCAGTTACAATACTATCAACACTATTCTCTGGTAATAGTTTCATAAGTTCTAAACAATCAGCACAATATATCTTATTAAGTTCAAGCATTATTATCTTTAGTTATATGTTTAAAGGTTAAATTTGGGGAGAGGGATTGTTTTCCAACCCCGTCTATAGCTTGTGGCTCTCCCATTTAGCTAGATGGTTAGTCTAGCTTTTCAAATAAATATAAATATTCTTTTGTGCATTCGTTAAACAATTTCATTTGTTCCTCATTCCTTTCAAATCTTCGTGAGTTTTTGCTTATCAAACTATCACATAAATCAATAACAGTATTCTCACAATATCATCTGAATTCTATTCATTGGTGTTCCTAGTTAAAAGATAGAATACATAACAACCTAAAATTCAATTTCATATCCATTTATAATATATATGTAATCATTCATAGGCAGTGTCTAATATTTCGGTATTTATATTTCATATACGACCAATAAATATAAAATTAATTATTACTTGTAATAATAATATTGCTATTAAAAAGTGTTCAAATCTAATTTTATCATATCGTTTCATTTCTTATTATAAAGGATTTAAAAGGAGTGAAACTAATAGTTAAAAATATCTTCGTAACATCATTTACATAAAAATCTAGTGGCTTCTTTATTTTGACATATATCACACATTTTATGCTGTTCGCTATATTCCTCTATTTCTTCTTCTAAGATGTTTGTGTATCAAGGTATATTATATCAGTTTAGCTTTATATGATTTTTTTCTTCTTTTAGAACTATCACTTCAAATACATCTCTACGAACTACCACACAATCAGACCCAGTCTTAAAAGTACAACCATACCCAGTATCAAAAGTACAATCATACCCAGTATCAAAAGTACAATCAGACCCAGTATCAAAAGTACAATCAGACCTAGTATCAAAAGTACAATCAGACCTAGTCTTAAAAGTACAACCATACCCAGTCTTAAAAGTACAATCATACCCAGTATCAAAAGTACAATCAGACCCAGTATCAAAAGTACAATCAGACCCAGTCTTAAAAGTACAACCATACCCAGTCTTAAAAGTACAATCATACCCAGTCTTAAAAGTACAATCAGAATAATCTCTAAAATCTAACACTAATCAAATTTCATTAGTATATAGTGTTTTAGTTTTTTCATCTCGTGTATAAAGTGATTTGTTTAATGGTTCACCATTTTTAGTTATTGAGAACATAATTTTTAATGTTTAGTATATAAAAAGATATTACCTCTTAACTGACTGCAAGTTTTCTATTTCTTCTTGTAAAGATTTTATTTCTTCTTGCTTCATTTCTTGTAATAAAGGATTTAAAAGGCTCGTAGGTTTAACCGACTAGGCTATTTTCTAAAATTAAATGTCTCATTTATTTCTATATTCTCGTGTCGGTATAATAGTTGGACACAATTAAGCACATTGTTATTCCAATTATCTGGACTTGTTGCATAACAATATTCTCATTTTTCTCAACAACCTTTTGCTTGTAATACTGTCCTACCTCATTGGCTAAGCATTCAAATAGTATCATAGTTTTTAAAGTATGTATTGTTTAGCGTTTGGAATATGGCTCATATTCCTCAATCAAGTGAGTTAAAATATTTAACTTTTCAACTATCCGTATTCCCAACATTTCATATATTATTAGTGGTCTTTGTTTGTGCTCAAAGCGATGTATCTGCAAAAGCTATACATACTGCCACCTCAGGTTTAATTCATTGCTCATTTCAATATCTAATCCAAGACTCATAGGTGTTTCATATTCAAAATATCTGTAATAAACTTTTTATCCTTTGATTTACTGTAGTTCAATTAAGATTATATAATTTATGTCTTTTTCAATCTTTGTTTACTCTCCATATTCAACTACTATCATAAATAACTCAAGTCAAATCATATCAAGTTTCAATAGCTGGAACTTTTATATCTAATAACTCTATTAACTTATTATCTATATCTAATATAGAATTATTAAGTTCAGATAATTCACTTCTTATAACATCTCAACTCATCTTTAACACACTTTTTTCTCAACAATACATCTCCCATGTATCTTTTAACTCTTGTAGTTCATTATCCAACACTTCTACCTGTTCTTGTAATTTGATTTTCTCTTTTTGTAGTTTATTAATTTCGTGGTCTTTTTGTAGTCTAGGTCATCGTAATACTAAACATAATACTCAAATCACTACTGCACTAATATAAATAATGTTTGACATCTTTGGTCTTTTCATTTTTATTTTATAAGGTTAAATACTCTAGTAGAGTAAGGTAGTAAGATACCCAGCTTTTATGAAGACTTCAAGAGAATTTAACTCCCTCTGTCTATAGTAGCTACCTGTCCAGATAGCTATTACGGGCTGTATTTTATATTATTATTTGTTTATTATATCGTATAAATCAAATCAACAATCTACAAATCATTCATAATCGTTTCTATAAACTGAATAATCTACACAATCAGAATAGTCATACATTACATCAACAATTTCAGATTTTACATCCTCGCATTCTTCTAACTCATTATGAGTTGTTCATAAAGCTAATGTAACAAGTAAAGCAAAAGCTGAAATAAAAGTTACAACAATCTTAACCCAAGTTTTTTGTATTAATTTAGTCCATACAGCTATTATCACAAAGATAGGTGCTAAATACATAAGTAATCATAGTAATATCATTTTATTATTTCATAAGATTTAAAACATTGTGTCTGTTTAGCTCTAAGTCAGCCAAACATCTATCTAACCCCTCTCATTCTCAAAACACTCTCTTTTCTTCTTCACATATAGCTTTTTGATTTATATATAATCTACATTCTTGATGTTCATACACTTCATTTTCTAAGTAATAAAAACTAATCTAAGAAGTCATGGAAATCTTCTATGAATCTCAACTTAACTCCCATAGACTCTGTACAAACATTCAACATACAAATTCATTGGTCTAGGTAATCACCCTCACAAGAATCAATTTGGGTATTTACAGCCATATCTTCTCTTATGTAGTCGAACACTAAATCTTCAAGGTTCTCTTTTTGAGCTTTATGTCGCACTCAAGATAACAGGAATAGTATCCCTATTCAAGTAAATATAGTCATCAACACTTTCCTACTCTTGAACTCTTTCACCCATATAAATATAAGAACCACTATAAGCAATAAAAATCATAATACCATTTTAATAATAATTAAGTTATAAAAGAAGGCTCGTTTAAAGGTGAGCCAGACCTTTTAGGATTACATATATTGCAATACAAATCCAATAGCCGAAGCCAATCCCAATACTGCTCCAAATGCTAATAACAAGTTTTTCATTTTATATATTTTTAGAATTTAAAAGCTCTTCCAAGTTATATTTTATCAAATCATAATCTCTTACACATCTATGCCAGCCTTCACTCTCTACTGGTTCTTGTAGACACAAATCTACTGTTTCGTGCAATGATTCACATAGTCAAGCAATCACCTCACTATCTCCTGTGTATAAGCCACACTCAATATAAGTGTCGATACTCTCTACCCTCTTACTACATCATAACATAAGCAATAATAATGTAGCTAAGATAGTCAATAATATAAAGTTTCTAACGTTTTCCATAAAGCTCTTCTAAAAAAGTAAAACTTGATTTGTCTACCGAGCTAGTAGCTTTGATAGACAACTCTTTCACCATTTTTTTGTTGTCCTCTTGTAGGTCAATGAGCATAGCAAGTATCTTCATATCCATCCTCTTGTTTCTTTTGTGTCTCCCTCTTGTATACTGTAAAACATAGTTTACATTTAAACCATACTCTCTACACACTTGAGACACATTCAATCTTTTAAGTAGCTTCTGTAATATCGCCCATTGTTTTTCATCAAACATTTTAATTCGAATTATTCTTGTAAAAAATACCTAGTCTGTCTCTGAAGAAAAGTATCTCAAAAGATTTTCCTCTTCTTAGGAACATACTTATTGGTCATAGTGATGTTATATCACTTATTCCTGAGCCTAAAGATGCAAGCCCCATATCTGAGTATACCATACTTCATAGCAAACTCATGGCAGCCTATACCTTTAGTTCAAGCTCTCTTGAGTAAATATAACACCATCTGTTCTTGGTTCATTTTGGTCATTGTTAGTTGGTTAGAATCTAAAACAAGTCTTGTCCTGTCTCTTCCACATAACTCTCATACCTGTCTTTAATCTCATGAGCCAAGCATTCAGACAACACTCCAACTCACATCTCTTTTACTATTGTAAATAGTGTAGTTGTTGGAATCGTTTCATGAACACCCATTGTTAGGTCATCCATAGCTAGCTCATAAGCTGTTTCATTTCTTTTCATTTTTCTATTATTTATTGTTTAAAATAAGGATTCTTGCATATTCATCTACATCCTAAGATAGTTCTCCTGTCCACACCTCTCACAGTGTCTCCCACTATATAGAAGTCATCTCTATCGCTAGCCTGTGCTGCTACTGATGATACTATATAGATAACTCACCTCTTTTTGGGTGGCATATTTGTGCTCTTTGTGTCAAACTTGATACCAAGCACTGGCACCCCACCAATCTCTCCAACTATCTCGCTACTCTGGTTAACCTTCAGCTTAGGATACTTCTCGCTTGGAAAGATATGCTTCACTTTATCTCATCATAACAATACTGTAACTGTGTGTCCTGTTAGGTTCTCAATAATCATCTTTTGTTTTTCTTTTCTTAGTAACTAAATACATGACATGGGCTGTTTGTTTTCCAGATGGTTGTACCTCTCCATCATCCTATCAGTGCAGGAACATTCCCTCCCTCAATCACAACTATAGTATAAACATTTTTTTGTTAAAATCAAGAGAAAGTTTTGTAGGTATAGACTACTATATCTAATTATGTCTTTTTTTTACTGTTTTTTTCTATAGCAGTTTTTAGTTCCACAACTGTTTTGTATCGTCCTTCTATCAAGTCTTGATATTGCCAGTCCTTTATAGTCATAGAGCTAACATCTTCCCATATTCTTTTCTCCATCTCCTCTCAATACCTATTAACCATATAGATATGATAATTTCTGTAGTTTCATCCTAAAGAAATATTACAAGCAAAGCATTGTGGATGACAGTTATCCATATCAAACCTATACTTAGTCCATCACCTACTTTTGTAATGTCAGTTCTGTAGTTTGCTCCAATGAGCTACCACTCAACAGGTAACACATTTAGACATTCATTTACTATCAGCAGACTTTAACCTAACATATTCACTAAAGACATCATCAGCAACATCCTTCCAGTTCAACTTGGGTTGAACCTTCTTGTTTTTGGCTGAGTAATACTTTATAATCTCTACCCATGTTTCAGAATCTCTTTCATCTACAAATAAGTCTAGTGCTTTATTTGTTTTGAATAGGTTATTAAATTTGGATAGGTACTTTTTGTTTTTCTCTAACATAGCAAACAAAAAAAATTTAAATATCAAATTAATTCTACTAGACTATCTCCATGATATATTTTATTTAATTCTAACATTTTTTATTATATTTATTTAAAATATTTCTCAGCAAGTCAGCATAACTTCATTTTAAAAAAAGGTATCTGACTTTATAAAAAAAATCATCACTAACTCTTTGTTGAGTATCTGAATCCAAATCTGAATACAAATGTAATGGTATTCAATGGTGTTCCATATACTCCTCAATAGTTAATGATGTTTCTAATATCTCTTTCATATTATTTATTTAAGCATATAAACTTATCAAACCCCTCTCCAAAGAAGTGTTTAAACCTGCTCTTATAGTCATAAGTTCAAGGTTTATAACTACTAATGAAGTCTCATAGGTCTTCGATATTTACACTCTTTATTACAATCAGAGACTTACGCACAAACAGGATATCCCTAAATGATGATGGGTTGTATAAGAAAGATGGCTTTAATCATAAGTACTCAGCAAAAGCTTTCTTTGTTAACGTTCTTTCTGTACTAAAACGCTTCCTAAACTTTACCTTCAACTCATCAAAGGCTAATGTTACTTCTATTGGATTAACTCTCATCCTTTTTTAAATAAAAACTAAAGTTCGATTTGTGCATTCATAGCCATAAGCTCTGCTTTATTTTTATGCATCCATAGTTTTATGTAACTCTCTAATCTGTTACATATGGTTGCATACTTCCTACTCTGTTCCTTTTTTATCCTGTAGTCACCATACTTCCTTTCAACTATCTGTAACGCATGGTTCTCAGATTTGTTGTACGCTAACCCAGTCCTAATCGCTTTTGATATTAAATCAGACTTCTCTAAGAAATACTTATGTTCAAGAGTGGCAGCTAACTCTCAATACTCTCATTGCAGAATTGAAAGCTCTACCAAAATCTTAGACAGCTCTTGAACATCACCCAAATCCATCGCTGGCTGGTTTAGTATCTCTTTAGCTCTGTTTATCATTGTTGGTCTTGTATTCTAAAAGTTTTTGTCTTTTTGTATTTTTCTCTATTTTTTTTATAGTATCTTTTAAAGGCTAAATGCATATTTTTTGCAATACGCTCAATAACTGGAACAGATACAGAATTTCAGAACTGCTTGTATAGATGAGAATCAGCAATTGGAGGCAATCTGTAATCGGATGGGAAACCCTGAAA